GTCCCCTGCATCATGGGTAACAACCAGATCATCCCTATACGGGAGCGCGAAGAGATCTTCCAAACGGAAGCGTTTCTTCAGACTCTCATATAGGTGGGAAGTAAGGGGAGCGGTAGGGTAGACTGCGATCAACTTCGCCTGACGGCGTTTTAGATCACGGGCTACAGAAGCGATGCTGAGTCTTAATAGATCTCGTTTTGAGACGGGAACGACCCCCCAAGACCGTAACATACGGCCATGGAGGGCTTCGGCGTCTCGAACGATTTCGGCCCAATTACCGATCACGGGAACGTGATCCTTAGGAAGGCCACCTTCGTACCAAATGACGCGACTTGGCGTAATATCACCGAGAGCGCAACCTCTAATGAGGTCCGCCCCTTCGGCAGAAGATTCCAACTGATACGCGCCACCAAGGTCTGAGGCTAATAAGAGCTCACCATCCGCTTCTTTCAGGGCCCTCAAGGGGAGATCCTTAGAGGCAAGAATGCTGGCGAGACGCCTGGATTTAGAGGTAAACCTCGTAATCCACGGTAACTCACCCCCGCCAAGGATACGAGGAGCAGCCGCGTCAATACCGGCACGATAAAGATCGTGAGCGAGATTGGGGCGGAGCATCCCAGTAAGGCGACGGACCTTTTTCAGGGCCCGATGCCTATCCTTAGCGCGGACACCCGATAGAGCAGACGTAAGAGTCGGCCCGATCGAGTGCCAGCAGAGATGTCTTGAGATGCTGAGACGGAAGACCTTCGCCGGAATAACTGGCAAAGGGTCGACCTTCTTAGTCACCTTGACCTGAACCGATACCGGACCCCCTATAGGAGGGAATGGATCGTCATCTGTCTCCATGCGGACGCGAAGTTTAAAGACTCGCTCTGCGAAGACACCCGAGTCTTGGGCGTAAAATGATTTAGTGCGGTTCACGTGGAAACCCACAGACCCGCAATACTTCATATACGCTTCAGACTCGGACTTCGTAAAGTTAGCGATTAAATCGTCGCCGCACACCCTGAAGAGAGGTAATGCCTCCTTAAGCGGACGGCCGCGAAGGGCGCAAAACGTATTCATCAGGCAGAGGACGAACCACGAGAGAGGACCACCCATCAAGATGCCCCTTGAACTAGACCAACCGTCGAATTCATGGGGGCCAAGAAGAGAAGGAATGCGGTGTAAGAGAGACTGGGGAAGGCCCCAGGACTCGAAC